TTATACAGTGATTTACATGATAATTGGTGGCCAAAAGATCAATTATTAGACTACAAAGGTCTAGGAACTAGTTTAGTAGCAGTGGTTGCAGGTGATATAAGCAATAACTGGGATTATAGTTTTAATACACTGCTTGAGATTGGGCAACATTATCGCCATGTTATTTTCGTAGATGGAAATCATGAACATAACCATCAATCAAACATTTCAGAAAATTGTGCAAAGTTTCAAGAACGGCTATCGCCGTATCGCAATATAACATTTTTATATAAAAGCTGCATAGTTTTAGATGATACTGCGTTCGTTGGATGCAACGGATGGTGGACTTATGATTTCTGTCAGCCAGAAGTTTCGACCGCCGAATGTTGGGATGGGTTATTAAACAATGTTTACCATGAATCGTTGCAAAGTGAAATTTTTATCACTGCAAAGTTAGAAGCACAAACTTTGTTAAATCAAGTTGAAACTTTTAACAATGATCCACGCATTGGTAACATAGTTGTTGTTACACATACTAGTCCTATGCAAAAATTTAGATATATTAATCCAGAAATGGAATTTTTCCATATGGGACGAGCAGGTAATAGTTTAATGAGTTTAGTATTAAACGCGAATACTAATAAGAAAATTAGTACTTGGTGCTTTGGGCATGTCCACAAAGAATATGATGAAGTGATAGATGGTATTCGTTATGTATGCCATCCTCGTGGAAGGGCAGAAGAAAATATTGGGCAGATTTACTACCCAAAATTAATTACAGCTTAAGCTTCTGGTTCTAGCTTTACAGATAGTGGAAATTTATTCTTGCGAGCCAGCACTGTAACTTCAACAGCTTTACTTTCTGCAATTTCAAAAGGCAGCACCGCTACAGTGGCTTGCCCCTGTTCATGAATTTTTGCAGTCAGTGACATAGCATAATCTTCTGCATGGTCAAACAATTCTTGTAATACAGCCATTACAAATTCTACTGTTGTAACATTGTCGTTAACAAATATTACTTGAAACTGTGGAGGCGGAGTGAGATCAGTTTTTGGCTGAATCTTGACACGAGTTGTAGTGTTGGTTTCTGTGCTCATTTTGCTCATCTTCTATTATTTACACGGCGGGACAATTCCCGCCGTGTTTATTAGCATAAATTATTCTGAAATTACTGGAATTTTCTTTGGCTTCTTTTCGTCTGGAACAATATGCTCCAGTTCTACGATAAGCAAGCCATTTTTAACCTTTGCAGCATTTACTACAACATCATCACTTAGTGAGAATGTGCGAATAAACTTGCGAGCAGCAATGCCACGATGAAGATACTCATTGGTATCCTCGTCGGTGTTTTCGCCAGTGATAACCAATTGATTATCAGTCAAGGTGATATCAATATCCTTTTCAGAGAAGCCACTAATGGCAATCTGAATTTCATAATTGGTTTCATCATTGCGGATGATATTGTATGGGGGATAATTTTGTTGTACTTGGATGCTGTTTACACGCAGCATATCATCAAACATACGATCAAAACCAATAGTGGTACGGTGAAGGTTATCAAATAATTTTTGGTCGAAGACCTGTAGAAGGTTACTCATGCTTGTTTCTCCTTTATTAAGCGAGTATACGATAGACGACCCATCATTGGCATCGTCTACATATATTTAGTGATTCGCACACCATTTGTCAAGGGGTTTCAAGAAAATATTTTATTCACTTGATTATTAACCAACACAAATGTTGTGCGCTTGGATAGTTCTTTCAGCGATTTGCTGCCTGTATAGGTAAGTGTAGAACGAACACCACCAAGAATATCCTGAACAGTATCGCCAACATCGCCACGATAAGGCACTGCTACTTCCTTGCCTTCTGCTGCACGATAGGATTTTAATCCACCACTATGCTTTTCATTAGCAGATTTGCTGCTCATACCATAAAACTTTACAAACTGTTTAGTCGTAAAGATATCATCTGGGGTGCCATCGTCTTGTATCCAAACTTGGTTACTACGAGTAGTTTGTGATACAATATCACCGCCGCCTTGATCGTGACCCGCTAAAAGTCCCCCCAACATTACGAAGTCTGCACCACCCCCAAAAGCCTTAGACACATCGCCAGGACAAACGCAACCACCATCGCTAATGATATGTCCACCAAGCCCATGAGCAGCATCAGCACACTCAATAATAGCACTAAGCTGTGGATAACCCACACCCGTTTTGAGACGAGTAGTACAGACACTACCAGGACCAATACCAACTTTAATAATATCTGCTCCACTCAGTATCAACTCCTCTGTCATATCACCAGTTACCACATTACCAGCAATGATAATTAGGTCAGGATTTTCCATACGGAACTTTTTAACAAACTCTACGAATCGTTCTGTATAACCATTGGCAACATCAATACAAACAAATTTGATATTATCCTTTGGCAACATTCTCTTAACAAGTTTGAAATTTTCGTATTCTTCGTCCTTGATACCAAGACCATATGCCCAATATTCTTGGATATTATAACCTGTGCGACCAATCCATAAGATAAGGTCTTCTGTGCTATAATTTTTACGCAAGCATGTGAACATTTTATAAGTGGCAAGTTTTTCTGCCATCTCAAATGTAGCAACGCCATCCATATTAGCAGCCATTATAGGAGTTCCGCTCCAATAACGATGACTATTACGAAATGTAAAAGTTCGTTCTAGTGATACTTCTTCACGGCTAGTAAGTGTGGATCGTTTAGGCAAGATTAGTACATCACTAAAATCAAGTTTAGTGTCATTGATAATACGCATTTTTCACCTATTGATTAGAATTTATTAACGAGCAATACCTTGGGTACGAAGTTCTTTCAACTTCTTTTGCCAACGCTTAACAGCACGGGCTTTTGCCTTTTTGCGCTGTTGACTAGGAGTTTCAAACCGCTCACGATCACGGAGTGTTTGAAAAATGCCGTCTTGCTGGATGATCTTCTTCATCTTACGCAGTGCTTTAGTTACATCTCCGTTATGAACTTCAACAAACAAACCTCTTTGACGAACATTTTCTAATTCTGGTCTATACATTTTTTTCCTCTTGTTTAATGTAATTATTAAATTGCTGAGCAAGCCAAGAATAAATGTCAAAGACATTTCTGTGTGTTGCCGCACCAATATCGTTAGCCCCCAATGCCCATGTGTTTTTTTGACTTAGAAGCCAACCTTTGAGCATTTCTTTATTTCCACTAAATCTACAATTGACAAGTGTAGTATAAGCATGCTTGCTTGTGTTGATACACCATACATCATCTGTATCATTGCTACCATACAAGAATATAGTAACATCAGTATTCATTGCTTCAATAGCTTTGCTAAGTTTTTCAACATCGCTCCACTCTACATCAACCAATAATATCTTGAACCTGTCATCTAAATCCATATCAGGCGCAGTTACAATTCTACTTGTATTCATGCATTTTGTTCTTCAATTGCTTGTTGCTCAGCAACAGTCATATCTTCCCACTCAATTTCGGCGCGTTGTAATCTGCCCAACTGCCAATGTTTCCAATTTATATTTTGAGTATAGCTGGTATTTCCGCCTTTGTCAACTTGAATCCACTGATCTCCGTTATATTTCCAAAGAATTTCTGGCTGGCGGTATACAATAAACAATTGTCCATTTGTACCTGCAGGAAGTTGTGGACCAACGATATCATTATCTTGTTCAAGGTTGAAATGTGATGTATCTTCACCTGCTAATTCTTCGGCAAGAATTTCACCAGTGGCGCGAAGTTTATGTATCTCGGCATTTTTCTTTTCTATTTCAGCAAGAAGGTGATCTAATGCTTGAGTCAAATCTATCACTGTTTTGCTATCTTGTGCCTCAACAGGAACTTCAACGATGCGTTCAACTTCTCTAATAACTTCAACAGGAACTTCTACGATCTTTTCTACTTCGCGAATAGTTTCAAATTGCACTTCTACAATCTTTTCAACAACCGTAGTAGTTGGAACTTCTACTATCTTTTCAATGATATTATCACGAAAAATAGGAACTGGTTGTATAATTTCTTTGTATACTACTTCTGGTTCTTGTGCCTTTAATCGTTCTAACTGTTCTTCTAGTACTACAGCACGAGCAATAGCATCGTTATCATAAACAGTTACAATTTTCTCAACAGGCACTTCAACAATTTTTTCTTTATATTCTATCCGTGGTTCAGTTTCTTTTCTGCGACCACTGATGCCCATCGTTGCGCCAAGAACCAGTGAAACCGCAAGTGGATCAAACACAGCGACGATAAAAATAATAACCCAACGAACTGCTCGCTCAAGTAGCGACTTATCAATATTATCTCCGTATATTAACTGCGCAATATACTTGATTGGCCCAACTTCAGCTTCAACTTTTAGCTGTGCTTGATTAAGTTTCAATTTCTGACTATTCAAATCCTGAACACGCTTATTAGTGTCATCTATGGTTTTATTAGCTGCTTCTCGGTCTTTCTTTTGACTATCGCGCAATTTAGTTGCTTGTGTGGCTAGTGTAGCGGTGCGATTATTATCTTTGGTAGCATTACTCGCACTGCCGCTTAGCAGACCATTAACTGCATCATCCATTTGTTTAATAACAGCTTGATTATCACGAATACGCTGTTGCTCAACCGCAATGTTTTGATCAATCTGCTCAATAAGAAGAGTATTATCGCCTACGCTACTTGTTGTTTCAATATGAGCACGAGATAAAAACCCAAAGATACCCATAGAAGTAACAAACATCAGCACGACAACAGCAAGTGAAAGGTACCACTTTACAAAAAAATTAACATGTTTCCAATTTTGGTGCAGCCATACTGTAGTAATAATTTTACCAAACTCAAGAGTACCGCCCATGATAATAATAGGAATAACGGCACCACTAAAGATAGCAGTAAGACCAGCAATACTATAATATGCTGCAACGCCACTGATAGAGATTGCACTCAACAGTGCTAAAATGTTTAAGAACATTATATATTTACCTTGTTTTCAACCACATACCAACCAATTTTTTTTAAATCTTCACGAATCTCTTCATCAACCATGCCTTCGGAAATATAGTTAGCATCATCGCTAAAACTTGCTGTGTAATAACGCATATAATCGCCGCTAAACGAACCATCATACAAACTAGCAGCAATACCGCCACTATGTCGCCAACTACAGGACCAATGTTCTGCTGCTACAATGGATAATACTTCTGCCTTGATAAATTCATTATTACAAAGAGTAGCATAAAGGTGCTGGCAATAGGTATCATTGTTGCGTGATTTATCGCGGATATATTGGCTATCAAACAAATCTCGTTCAAGGTCTGGTTTAGGCTGATCCATAATGCGCTCCATGATTATTTAATCTACCACACGAAGCTTCATAGAGCAATATTAAAATAAATATTAATCTAACAGGGGATCAATAATGTTAAAAGACCTAAGCATACCTGAATTGGCCGTAACAATGGCAGAATTAGCAAGTGCAGCCTATCAAGATGACAATAAAGCCATTTATGCTGCTCTTGGATTTACAAAATATAAATTTTTAGACAATGAAGGCGCACAAGGCCATGTTGCTGCAAGCGATAGCGAAGTTATCGTTTCTTGCCGAGGCACACAACCTACGCAACCAAATGATCTACTTGCTGACCTTGACACTATTCCAAAGCGACATGGTAAAGGATGGGTTCATGAGGGTTTTCGTCGTGAAGCAAGAAAAATTCTTGACCAAGTATTAGATTGGGCAGCGAAGAATAAGGGCAAAGATATATATGTTACTGGTCACAGTCTTGGTGCTGCAATGGCACTTTATATCACCCAAGAACTAGAATTTGCTGGATATCAGCCAAAGAAACTTCTTTCGTTTGGACAACCTCGTCTTGGAAATGCTGATTATGTTGCTGATATTAAAACAGAGCATTATCGCTTTGTAAACTGCAATGATATGGTTACGCATGTGCCACCGCCAGTGTTGCTATTCAAGCATCATGGTCAACTATGCTATATCAACTTCTATGGCAATATTCGTCCACTAAGCCGTTATCAACGCTTTAAGGATAGTATGAGAGCACATATTCGTTGCTGGAAAAAAGGTCAATTGTTTGATGGAATTTATGATCATGGAATGGATCACTATATTGAAAAACTGACCAATATTCGAGATACTGGTCAGTCTATTAATTAATTTGCATCCGTATAAAACCAGTGGTGTCCTATCTTTTTAATAAACTTGAACTGTTTGTTCTTAAATGGTTTATTATTAAAGTATAGCGCACCATCGGTTGGATCAACCATATATGTTGAATATAACACCATCATTGCTATACTATAAAAATCTCCACGATTTTTGTCTTGGTCAACTGGCTTAAATGGAAAACATATAAAAGTAAATTGACAATCAATTCCATGTCGTTCATAAACGATTTTGCATGGCGAGTTAGGAAACTTTCCACTTTGTAATCTATTACGAATTACCCAAGCAATCGCAACTTGTCCCATATAGTCTTCGCCGCCAGCTTCATTTTTAATAGCTTGGGCAACACACTCGCTAGGATCTTCCACATAGTAAGGAATTTTGGGGGGTTGCTCTTTGGCTAAAACAGGATAACTCACTGCCGTGATAAGCGCCAAAGATAATAAGAGTTTTTTCATTAACCTCTCAAAAAGGTGGGGGGATTCTGTTGCCAAGTTCCCCCCGTTACTCCGATCAAGCCGCTAGGCGAAGATCATATGCATTGTTGTCGTTTGCATTTACGATTTTTACTAACATCTACTCAAAACCTTTACTGCACTTGTCGATCCTATTTCGCCCCCATCAAAGATACACCGGGTGTTCGGAAAAACCTATTACGCCATATTTGTTCCGACTATGACGACCGATGTATCTATGGTGGAGGCGCCGGGTACCGCCCCCGGGTCCAATATGCCTATTCTGTTTCGCCTCAACAATATTAGTATGTTATTTATAGCATATGGAAAAGGTTATGTCAAGGGTTATTTCACTTCTTTGGAATAGTATACATACCATCTGGACCGCTTCCGCCCCAAGCACTTTGAATATTACGGTCTACACCAGTATCATTTTGATATAACGCACTTTGAGTAATATCATTTAGCTGCGATGTATTTGTATTGGTGCCATTATTGACAGCAGTTCCTGTATTAATTCCAGTACCAGCAATAGATTGACCAGTGCTAGCAGCAATGATTTGCCCAAATGCATTATTGATTTTAGTAAGCAGATTTGGCAAGACTGCACTTCCAAGTAAAGTATTCTCTAATGCTTTTATGTTCATGGGAGTAACTTGCCCTAGCATTTCAAGTGTTCCATAAATCATTTGGTCAGTATTAAATGGATTTTCATACTTAGTAGCACCAATTTGACCATAGATTATCTTATTTGATATCTTTAGAAGATTATCAACCAATGCTTCATTGTTGGTAAGTGCTAGCCCATTTTGATCTATTGTAGCAAAAGGAATTTGTTGTCTGTCAAGTGTAGTTACAAGACACTTATTACCAACTACTAAAACATTTCTATCAATGGCTTGGTTAACAACATTCAATCCAATATTTTCTTTAACTGCTGGACTTACATTAGTCCACTGTAAATCATAATATGTTTCATCAGCTTGGGCTGGTAACATTTCTGCTGGATTATATCCACTTTCTACCAATTTTTGATTTCTATTATCTATATAGATATCTGCTGGGTTAATCGGGTACACTACATCTTGTAGATTTTGTGGAACATATGGAAGATTTCCTGTGTACGCAGTCAAGTAAAAAGTAGCTGGATCGCGGAAATATTGGCTATGTGGTAGCTTAAATCTATCAATATTAACGCCAAGCTGGCTTAATGCATCTGCATTTCTTCCCATACGCATTGCACCTTTGATCGCATCTCCATAAATGTTATCTGCGGCAACACGCTCTAAGTAGTCACCAATTTGACCATAACCAGTACTTGTTCCATAGTATGGCAATCCATCAGCAAAAACATATGCATTGATTGGACTATTTGGTATGGCTTCAAATAAATTTACATTGAAAGCTTGTAGGTGATGGTTTTCTTTTAATAACTGAGCACAACTAGCAGCATGCGCGTTTTCGCTTGCTTGCAATGCTGCTTGTATAGTAGGATCACTTGTATTTTTAATAACAGTTAACTGCGATTCAATCAAACCAATCATGTAATATACAGCATCGTCAAGCGTAGTGAAAACCGTACCATTGATTACTATGCTATCAGGATTGGCTGGCGCTCCAGTAGTTGGGTCTGCTTTAGTTCCTTGAACATGATAGCCGCCTGTTAGCAATGTTTGCAGTTGTGTGATTAATTGATTTAATGTTTGGCCATCTGTAGTTGCCATAACTTTGTTATTAGCATCAATTATATAAGGAAGCGTTTCATTGTGAACATACCCTGCAGGGGTTCCAATGAAATCTGCCATAGTAAGTTCACCTAAACTGCCACCACCATATCCAAATGTTTGCATCATTCTGTCAGCGGCTGGTTGATAAAATGGCGTACTCATTTGACTAAGATGATTTAAATCTAACCCAGAATCTATTTTTGATAAGGCAGTTCCAATTTCTTGGAAATGTGTAGCTCGCGTTAGCCCAAGACTTAAGAAATGTTGTCCTAGCTGTGCAAAGTTTTGACTAGGCCCAGTTTTAGATAGATTAGGACACATATGACTAATGTCAGTTAATTGTCCCAAATGATTTAGCGGTACCCCAATATTAAAAGCAGCACTTACTGCACCAGTTGCGGCTTCGCCAGTGGTATTTGTCAGTATTTGTTGACATACAGCATCATTCATCGGATTATCAACTCCAGCGAGCGGAATACCTGCAGATACCAAATTCTTAGTTAAACCCGTTACATCACCAAGCCCTGCATTTAAAATTTGAGCAACAACCTGACTTGGTTGTTGCATACGCAACATATTAGTTGTTGCAAAAGTTCCTAAATTTGACAGATCACTTGCCGCGCTAGGAAGATTTAAACTCAATGTAGTTGTACCGTAACTCATAATATCATTATTGTTACGGAATAAATTTCCAAGACCGCCAGCGTTTGCCGTGCCAAAACTCATGGCAGTTGCTTCGCCAATAGCACCAACTACATTATTTGATATACCACTGTATGCACTGGTAATACCAACATTTTGCATAAAGTTACTGAGTGATCCACTTACAGCATTTCCCATCATGTTACCAGCAACTTGATTAATCATTCCGCCTATTCCGCCACAGCTAGCAAATTGTTGCATTGCATTTGGTAAGTTTAAAGGATTTTGTAAAATTCCGTTTAGTGGACCTAAAATTGAACCAGTTGCTCCCTGTAGTGCACCGCCAACTAAACCTGATATTCCAGATGGCAACACACCAGTTAAACTTGGAAGTATACCGCTGCCTATTGAACTCAGCGCACTAAATGCACCACCAGATAGTGTATTCAATGCACTACTAACACCACCAGTAATAGAACTAAGTGCACTGCTTAAGCCACCAGTGAGACCACCTAAAGCACCAGTGGCAGCACCCAGTGCGCCGCCTAGTGCTCCAGTTATCCCACTCAATCCAAGTGCGCCAGTTAATCCGCCCAATGCACCATTGATTGCTGCGCCAAGTCCGCCCAATAAACCACCGCCAGCAAGAGCAGCAATCATTCCTAAACCAGCACCAGCGCACCCTGCACCACTGCCAACTCCAGCACCTTTTGCGTTTGCTGGAAGCGCCGCTGAAGGACCGCCGCCTTTAACATTACTAGGAACTTGTCCGCTTGCAAGCGCAGCATCTGCGGCACGGCGCGATGGGTTTGAACTAAGCTGTGACATGCTGCTGCTAATAGCATTAGGATCACCTGTTTGTGCTGCTGCTACCGAATCACTTAAGCAACGACTGCCAGAACCATAATTATAACTTAAATCAACATATGCTGCTTGTTGTTCTGGAGTTAAATTACTCCATGCTGGTTCACCGATACGATTTGCAATTCCAGGCGCATATGTATCAACAATCTGTTGTTGCATAAGAGCCTGACCGTCTGTTTGAGTTATTGATTGGCCAGGCTGAACAGGACTACCATCAGCATTATAATGGTTGCCATATCCAATTGCATAGCCAGTGAAAACGCCTTGGCTGTTATAGTCAGGATAAGCAGTTGATTTAAAACCTTCATTTGAAGCAATAAAACTTGAAGTAAGATTAGGGTCTTTAAGTGCACTTGCCATAGGTTAACTCACATTTGTTGGTTTAAAAGTAGGAGGCACCCAAGTTATGTCTCCAGGCTTATAGGTATCTGCTACAACATTAAGCATGCCAGGAACTGCAATGGGTGCGCCTGTTGCTACAACTTTTCGTAAGTTTTGTGGTTGTGGGCGCAATCTTGATTCTTGGTTATTTCCAAGATTTACACCGCTATGATCTTTTAAATCTTCGGTTGGACTAGTTTGAGAATAATATTCTCTAGCAGAATCTAAACTATCAGTAACTCGTGGAAGATTTATATTAGCTAACTTTGCATATCTATCCGCGCTAGTGGTTGATACTAACGAACCAATTGCACCGTTATATGCTGCCCTATCACCAGTCCTGACTAAGTTTTCAATGTCTCTAGCACGATGCAAACTATTTCTCACATAACCAACATCGGTCCCAAAAGCAGATTGATTTCTATCAAAGTCATGAACGGTGTAATCGCTGCCAGCACTATTAAACTTTGTTCCTAATGAATAATTGGAAAGAACAGCAGTGCTGTTTCCGTGTTTGGTGTAAATGCTAGCTGGTAAATTTACTAATATTCCAGTTACACCATCACGAATTGGCGGATGGTAACTGTTTACTACGCTAGTGTTTGGAATTAAACCAGTGTTTACCCAGTTAAACAAATGACTGTTGATATTGAGTATACCCGCATTAACATTTGGTTCTTCAAATGCAGTTCCTGGTCCGCCAAATGGTGAATTTTTTGCATAAACTGGTTTAGTGTTAAAGTATTGTAAGTTGCTAACATTTGCCAACCCATTGGCATTAAGATATAATTGGGTATCACTTGTAATTAATTCAACCGTGCCTACATATGTATTTGGTCCTGCGACTGTATTTGCGATCCATATACTATCGCCATAATTTACTTGAGTAGTAAAATTAGTTGAGTTGCCAGTTACAATTTGAGAAGCTGTATTGGCAGTAATATTTCCAGTTGTATAATATGTATAAACAATTGCATTTGCAATAAACGGGGCATAATGCAATGATTGATTTGTGATGTTAAGATTTGCGTTAGTAGTAAGATATAAGCTAGTATTGTTAGAAATATATGATACATACCCAACAAACACATTGCTTATGTTTGCAATGGCAGAGCCAGCTTTAAATTGCGTAGTAAATGTAGTACCAATGCCAGTGACGGTGTTCGATGTTGTCGTAGTAGTAATATTTCCAGTACCGATTGTAATATTACCTAATGGCATTTTGTACCTGCCCAACTACATTATTAACTGCACCACCAACAACGCTGTTGACTAAGCCGCCTACGCCATTGTTAACAACATTACTAACTGCGCCAACAATACTAGATACGCCGCCGAGACCACTAGCAATGCTTCCTAATGAACCTAACCCACCTGCTAGACCGCCAAGACTGCCAAGACCGCCAAGCAATCCACCACCAATACTGCCTACCAAACCACCAAGCAATCCGCCACCAATTCCGCCAGCGCCGCCAGCAGCTACTAAAACATCTGCTTCAAATGGGATCATAGAGTGGTGACACATATCAAGACTTCCTAAGAAACCTTGTGGTCTACCACCTACCAGTACGCTTGGACTACCAATAATTATTGGATTTGGTGGGTGGGGGTGTCTAGGATCAAATCCAGGGTGACCTGTTACCATATCACCTAAACGACTTGCTGGTCTTCCATTTATGAGAACAGTTAATTCTCCCATAAATGCAACACCAGCGCCAGTATTCATACTACCAATTTTTGCTGGAATAGACATCGACTCTCCTTAGATAGAAGTAGCCAATGTCAATCCTGTTGTTTTAGCAAGGTACTGATTGGCTATATCTTTGTCAGTAGGACCATATAAAGCTACTGCACTCTTATTTAACACTGGAGAATCGGCAGGTGAAATACTAAACACCGCAGGTGCTAACCCAAACCCACCTTGCGGTGTAGCAATCATTACTAGCGGTTTAGTAAGTTTATATGTAGTTTCGGTTTCTTCTGCGACACGAGTGATGATTTCTTCACCTGCAAATGTCTTAAAAGTCATAACGGTAGTTGAGTCAGTTGTTTTCTGTAATAACACGCTTTTTTTCCTGTAATTCGTTGATAGATAGTTTACTTAGACCACTATAACCGCCTTCTACTAAAAGTTTTTCGTTATAGTAAATTTGTGGCACGGTCTTATGACCTTCGGCAACAAGCCAATCACGAACACCCTCATCATTGATATCGACTTCGGTGTAATCTTCGCTCCAACTTTTAAGTAGGTGCTTTGCGCCATCGCAATATGGGCAATTATCTTTTGTATATAATGTAATCATTGATTATTCCTTTTCTATTACTTCTATTTTCCAATCTTTATTTTTACCTCTTTTGCTTGGAGGCCAATTATCTTGTATATTTTTTTGAAATGTTGCAAAACTTAAATTGTTGTCTATGCAAAACTGTTTCAACTCTCCACCATATAACATGTATATATTATCATTATTTGTTAGTTTATAACAATTACTTAGATAGTGATTTTTACCCGTTGGCATTGTTCTGTTTTCTTTAATTTTTTGTATTGTTTCTGGGCTATGATGTTTGCCATACATTGGATTATTACTGCCAGTAGTAAGTTCTCTAAACTTTGCACGAGTTTCTTCACTGTGCTTTTTAGGTCCATAACCACCCCGTTCTTTTTGTAATTGCGAACGCTTTAATCGCTGCAATTCTGCTCCTTCCTTACCATATATTTCTTCGTAAGTCTTTCCTCGGTGGCTCGGTGGTCTTGCTTCTAAACATATGTTGGTTAAGATACCATAAGGTTCATATCCTTTGCGACCATACCGCAATATTAAATCTTCTTCCATTTTATAAGCAAAATTTTCATCAATAATATCTTCTGCAAGATATTCAATTTGTGGTTCTAATCCTGCTTTTCTAATAGCATCAATCTTATTTTCTTTATGAATATTGTCACTTCTTGACATATCCCAAAGATGCGTTTGTGCTCGCTTACCAGTTCCCTTGCCAATATAAAATGGCATATTATTTCTTGGGTCTATAAGTGCATATACATAATACATAATATCTAATTCCTGCTCATTGTATTTAGCAAGAGATAGAGAATATATATTATTTGTAGTATATTTTTGTGTATTATTTTTTAATTTGGCAAATACATTTAATTTTCTTTTATCGGCAAATGGAGTAATATCTATCAAGTTTCCATCATTGTCCTGCCATACACTATGCAATATTGCTTGATATCCCCACGCACTTTCCAAGAAATAATATCCAAGTATTTTTTCTCCCCCATGACTAAGAATATAATTTTTTACATTTGTATGGCATATATTTTCTTCGCAACTTGCATCAGGATTGACTGGAATATTTCCTAACCAATCACAACCAATACTGCGAGCAAAATCAGCAACTGAAGTTGCTGATGGTATAAACCAAATCAAAGACTAAATCCCTTAAATGTATCGTTGGATACATCCTGTTTGGTTCCGCCAATGATATACGAACTTATCTGCGTTTGCTGGGGGGCCACTTGAACTTCTGCACCAGCAATCCATTTCTGTGTCCAAGGCAGTGGGTTATTCTTAGTAGGATATGGTTGACCGAGACCAACTGCTTGCATACGCTTATTAGCAATAAACTCAACATATTCAGCAAGTAGTTGATAGTTTAGACCAATCATAGAGCCATCTTTAAACAGGTATTGCGCCCATGCCTTTTCTTGATTGACTGCATCATCAAATAGTTTGATAGCCGCATCACGACATTCCGTTTCAATCTTGGCATAATCAGGATCATCTTTAGGTAGCAGTTTTAGTAAGGTTTGTGTGCCAGCAAGATGCAGATTTTCATCACGAGCAATCAACTTGATAATTTTGGCATTGCCTTCCATTTTCTTCAATTCAGCAAATGCCCAACTGCAAGCAAATGAAACATAAAAGCGAACACCTTCAAGAATGTTCACACTCATAAGTGCAAGCCAAAGTGCTTTTTTATGTTCATAATTAAACCCGCCCCAATCAGGTGGATCGAAGTCATCTAGGGTTCTTTGGTTATTCATCGTAATAAGTTTATCATAAAGCGCAGTGATATCACCAGCACAATCAACAATTTCTTGAATGTCCATCATTTCATCAAATACTTTTGATGGATTAGCATAT